TCGGCGATGCGTTTGGTGTTCTTGGCCGTTTCGAGTTGAGCCTGTTCGACGCGGCGTTCGTTGGCGTCCGCGCCTGCGGTGAAGCCGGCAAATGACGCGCCGAACCCGCTGAGCGTGCCGGTAACAGCGCGGGTGATGTTCTCAGCGATCTGGTTGTCGGTGACGGTGATGGATGGTGTGGTCAACGGCTGGATGGGAGACAACCCGCCGTCTTCTGCTTGGGCCGCGCCGCTCTCCACCGCGTTGGCGGCTTTCTCGCGCAGACCGGCAAGATCCTTCTCTAACCCCCTCACCTTCTGGTCGCTGGCCGTGATTGCCGCGTTGCGGTTGTCTTCAATAGCCTGTAACTCCTGCTCTTTGAGCGCGGCGTTCTGAACCTTCTCTTGCTGGAACATCTGCTCGTTGGCTGTCTTCTGATCGTTGTAGTTGGCGTTCTTGGCCTCGTTCTCTTTTCGTAACGCCTCGATTTTCGTCTTTACCTCCGCGTCAATGGTCTTATTCTCCGTGTCGAGGTCAAGCGCGTCATTCCACAAGGACATGATTTTGAGGATGATCTTCTCGATCTCACCCTGAATCGTGTACCATTTTTCCAGGAACGGCGTGACGAAATTGCTGAACACCGCCGCCATCCCCGCGGTCATATCAATCCAGATGGATGCGATGGCGGTGGACAATTCGCTGATCCGTTCGATGACGGCAAACTTCAACTCGGTGAAGAGGGTCAGCCCGGTCGCCTTCAGTACCTGCCAGATATCACTCACGAACGCCACACCGCGCGCCCATTCCAGTTTGATGAACGCCCACAGGATTTGGGCGGCCAGCATCAGGTCGCCCGCTTTCAACGCGTCAGCAATTCCGCCCATGGCCGTCTGCGTGTCGGTGACCAGTTGAGACCAACCTGCCGCGAGGAACCCGAACAGGTTGGCGAAATAGCCCACCACGGTGGTCGTAACGTCCCCGATGACACCTTCGGTCAACTGCATCCCCTGGACGACCTCTGAGACGAACGTGGTGATTTCCTGACGCCAAATTACGAACGCCACGGCAGCGGCGGCGATGATGCCGACGGCAATGAGGATCGGCGCGCCGATGCCGGCAATGACCGCCCCAGCCGCCGAGATGACCCCGGTGATGAACGTCCACGCGGCGGCGAGTGCGCTCCCTGCCGACACCGCCCACAGAATCGCCTGTCCGAGTCCGAACAGCGCGCCACCGAGCGCGGTGACGATGAGCGCCATCTTCGCGCCCGAGACGATCAGCCCCGCGTTGGCTTGGACCCACTCGATGATTCGGGCGAGGATCGGTGTGATGCGTTTGGAGAGTTCAACGATGGCGGGCGCCAGTGCCGCGCCGACCGAATACGCCGCGGCGGTCAACTGCGATTTGACCCGCCCGATGGCGTCGTTCAGTTCCTCGGCGTCCTTGGCGGTCTGCCCGCTCATCTCCAACCCGAGGCTGCGCGCCTCGTCCTGCAACAACTTCATGCCGGCAGCACCGTCTTTCATCAACGGCAGCAACTTGGTTCCTGCCCTCCCAAGCAGTTCCATCGCCAGTGCCGACCGCTCACCGGGATCCACCACCTTGGAAATCGCATCAGCTACCGCGTAGAATCGGTCCTCCACGTTCATGGATTGCAGGTCGGAAATGTTCACCCCGAGCTTGGCGAATGCGTCCTGGTACGATTTGGACCCGTCAGCACCTTCCACCATCGCCTTGTTCATTTGGCGCAACCCCTTTTCCAAATCCTCCAACGAGGACCCGCTCTGGTCGGTGGCGAACTTCATCGTGGAAAGAAACTCGGTGGTGGTCCCGGTCCTCTCGCCCATCTTGGCAATATCGTCGCCGATCTTTGAGAACAGCAGTGCGGCCCCTCCCAGCGCGCCCACCGCGGCGGCTCCGCCGGTCATGATGCCTTTACCGACCGTCTTGAGTCCCTCGCCGAAATCTTTCAACCGTGCCTTGGCAAGGTTCAACCCCTGCCCCAGCTTGGTGGTGTCAACGCCGATCTCGACGAATGCCCTGCCGGCTCTGATTCCTTGTGCGCCTGCCATATTGTTATTTCTTCCGTTTCACGAAAAACGATTTGAGTTCGTTGAACTGCTCGTCCTTGCTGACCTTCTTCTTTTCCATCCGCTGCATGAACGGATGGAAGTCAACGGGACGAAATGCCGCTTTCTTCGGGTCGCGGTTTACATTCGCTGTCAGACAAAGAACGCTTGCCGTGTGGTCCCAGTTCTCGCGGCGTCGGCCCTCGGCCATCCAGCAAAGCTCCCGCAGCGTCAACGGCAGCGGGTCAATGCCTACGATGCCGGCAAGGATCCAGATGTCGCGCCAGAGATTCGGCTCATCAACTCCGCCATCGCCGCGTCCACCTTTTCCTCGCTCGCCCGCATCATCGCGCTGTCCAGTTCCTTGCTTTTCGTCAGAATCTTCTGGAGCAGGGCGCGGCGGGCTGACGGGAAAAAATCGACGATCCCTTGCAGCAACGCGTCGGTGGCCGTGGCGATGGAGTCACCTGACAACGCCGCACCGAAATCCTCGTCGGTGACGACCGGCACGGCCTTCTCACACTGGGGCTGCACGACGGCATAAAGCACATCGCACAACATGATCGGATCGTTAGCGAGCCGCTCGAACAGTTTGCCGCTACCCGTCTCGGCCAGGATGTCCACCCCGGTCAACGTCTTGACGCGTCGGACGGTGGAGAGGTTGATCTCCACCGTCCACTTGCGATTCTGGTTGTCCAGAAATGTGGCCATGACTATGAGCCGTTCGTCCACCACTCGGGCGTGTTCGACGAGTAGCCAATGCCGAGTTTGACGGTTGCCGTCAGCACATCTTCGAGAGGCTCGTCACGGCTGAAGTCGAGCACGCTGAACTCGGCGCGCAGACCGTTGCCGCTGGCGTAGGCGCCATCGAGGACGGCGAGGTCAAGCAGCGTGTCGTTGAAGAACGCGTTTTTGACCGCCTCGAAATCGGTGCCACCCGGATCCCACACCATCGTGAACTCGATGCTGCCTTCCTTGAGCGTGCCGGTCTTGCTGCGCCAGCCGTTGCCGCCGCGTGTGGTCGTGTCGGCTTCGGCTTTTTGCAGGTTCAGCTTCACATCCTTGACGTTGGTGAACTCATCCCACGACGGGGAACCCCAGGTCGCGGTGTTACGGTATAGCTTGGCGTCCAAGCCCAATACGTAAGCCATGATTTTACTCCTTCTGTCCCCTCGCGGGGCGGTTGGTTGGTTGGTTATGGGAGGGACTCACTTGATCTTGTCCCTCCAGATTTCGGCGAGGCGAGGCAGCGACGCGTTGAGCGCGGGCGCCATGTACGGACGGGGCCGCAAGTTGACGTCCTTCCAGATGCGTCGGCCCTCTCGCTGGCTGTAAATCGGAACGGTGGCAGGGCCGCCGTATTCGAGCGTGGCCGGCGCGGTGCCCATGTTTTGGCCGGTCAACAAAACTGGTCCGATGAGCGTGGTCAGTGACGCGGAGTCCCACGCGTACAAAATGAACTTGCGCAGCAGGCCGGTCTGCGAGTACGGCGGGTTGCCGGCGGATGCGTGCTTGATGAGGAAATCACGGTCGTCCTTGGCGTTGGTTTCTTTGCCCGACAAAATCTTCTTTCGGACCCTCTCGCTTGGAGGCGGACGAATCAATCGACGTGCCGCCTTCATCACAAAGTTGCCTTGCTGCGCCGTGACCTTGGCGCGAGCGGCGCCGATCTCGTCGATGATTTTCTTGCGGTCGAAGAAATTGGACTTGGCCGGCTCCAGCGTGAACCGCATCGGAGCCGTCAACTGGGTGTTTTGCGGGGTCAAGTTCATCCCGGAAAATCCCCCTTGCAAAACCCAACGGGATGGGTTACGTTTCGGCCATGGGTTACAAACTTGAAAGACGAACGCGCGCCGAGGCGGACGCCTTTTGCGCGGAGTTGTCGGAAATCATCGGGGACATCCCCCACGAGGTTCTCGGGTCGATGCGCCGCGGGCGCGCCACGATTGGTGACCTCGACATCATGGTGGTGACCGATGACGGCCAAGACCCGGTGGTGTTGCTGGAGATACTGTATCGCCTTCAGCGGCACTACGATTGCCGTGTGCGCATCTGCGGCGGCAAATGGTTGTCGGTCGCCGTGGGCGGGTTGTTCCTGTGCGAGTTCAAGCAGGCCAGCGAACTCGACCAGGGCGCGTGCCGGTTGATGATGACCGGCAGCGGCGACTTCAATGTGGGTATGCGCGGGTTCGCCAAACGGATGGGCTACAAGTTGAGCCAGTACGGGCTGTTTATCCGTGACACCGAAACGATCGTGGCGAGCCGTACCGAGCGTGACATCTTCGCCGCGCTGGGCGTCGAGTACGTGACACCGCGGGAGCGCGATGCGTTCCGTCCCGTCGCCGATCCGTTCGGCGGGTACGAGTTGCCCGAGGTTTTCAAAACATGGGAATTGGAGTTTGCATGACAAACAAGGAAATTGCTCGACTGTTCGCAGCCATCGGTGGCCGGTCCAAATCACCGCGCAAAGCAGCAGCAGCGCGACGGAATGGGCGCAAAGGCGGGCGACCGAAGAAAGTGAAGCGTGAAGATTCATCGGTTATTCCGTGTTCACAAAGTCAACCGTGACGATGGACGTGAATTGCCGCTTCTCATGGAGGTCTTGGCCGCTGTAGACCGGCTCGTTCTGGTCGTTCTGCCAGCCGTAGCCGGGCGTCGCGGCCAGCGGTCGGAACCGCAGGAAATCCCGTATCTCCTGCACTAGGTCCATTAACGGATCGACGGTGGCGACCGACAGATTGGCGACCTTGCTCAGCACGGCGATTTGCACCTTGACCCACTGGCGCGTGGCGTTTCGGCTGCGGACCTGACGGGACGTCGAGAACGGCACCACGTACACCTTGATGCCGCTCAGTGTCTGGAGGTCGATTTCCGCCAGGTACTTCCGCTCGGCGGTGAACGACTGCGAAAAGATGCCCGCGCTGCCGTTGAGTTCGTCAACGACCGCATCGGTGACACGGATGATGTCGGCTGATCCCGCGGAACTCATCAGGTCGCCTCCACCAGTTTGGTGTGGACCCGCAGGATCGTCCGCTCATGGTCCACATAGTTGAAATGGGAATACTTGAAGTTCATCTCGATCGGATTCGGCGAGACGAGAAATGTCCGACCGTCCGAGTCGGCAAGGGTGATGGTGTCCTCGATCTGGGGCAGCACGACCTCGCCGTCGAGAACGAGGTCGGCTGCTTCCAGAATGAAATCCCAGTGCTCATAGCCTTCGATGAGACCCGGGTTGACTGTTGAACGGGCCGTGACATGCGACAGGACCGCCGTGAGTTCAGCGGGCGAGGAAACCCCCGCCCGCTGATACACGATTGGCGTCGGCTGCACTCCTGAGAGTGCGGCGAACAACGCGCCGGCCATGTCAGCAGCAAAGCCCATGGGGAGACTAGCTCGACGTTTCGATGGCCTCGGTCGAGACGATGCCGTCCGTCACCACGATCGGCACGCCGAACGCGTCCTGCGGGAACGGGGCGGGCGCGCCGGTGACGTTGGTGGCCGTGCGGCTGTTCTGCAACTGCCTCAGCGAGCGGCGGTTCATGCAGATCATCGACGGGCCGTAGCCGCTCGGGAACTTCTCCATCGCTTCGGCGATGAGGTCGTCGGTCAATCCCTTGCCGGAGTCCTCGGTCAAGTTGCAGATGCGAACG